ATGCCTATTACGACGTTTCTTCAATGAACCGTAGAGCTAAAGCTAAACAAGAATAATGCCTAACACAGAGAAGTTCATTGACACATTCGTAGAAACAGGAGATTATCTTGCGGCAATGCATGAAGCAGGGTATAAAGATAAGAATCCTTACCAACTACAAGTTCGTGGCAAGAGACTTTTAGAAGAAAACCGTGAAGAAGTTGACAAGCGGTTCCAAGCCCGGTTAAAAGATGGTGGCCCTAGAGCATTATCTGTGATAGAACAGTTGATGCATAGCGAAAGCGATACTGTAAAGCTCAATGCCGCTAAAGAAATCCTAGACAGGGGCGGTCATAAGGCCAAGGACGAATTTGATTCTGGACGAACCATAGAAGAGCTTAACGCACAATTGGTTGCCTTAGTAGGTAATGATGGAGCTAAAATGCTCATAGGTGCGTTTAAGAGCCGTAAAGTAATCTCAGGCCCAACATTAACTACACAGGAGGGATAATGGAACCTTATGTAAATACAGGAAGAAAAGACTATCTAAAAGAGCTAAAGAGATTGCGTACGACGGGGCCGGGAGGCGGAATGTACGTTAATCCAAATCCACGAGATATACCCGGACATGCTAATAAACCTAATCCGGGAGTTGGGGGAAAACAATTAAATCCTATAGACTTTGTTGAATATCATGATGCAGGGCCAAATGGCGAAATATATCGGGAAATGGAAAAAAGCCAAAAAGATAAACGGAAACTAGAACAAAAATTCCAGACTGAAGGTAAGAAGACTCTCCTTAACCAGCAACCTACTAGAAGTAAAGGTGGCGGTAAGTCTGGCGGCGGCGGAGGCGGTAAATGGGGTTGGATTAGGAGAGCAATAAATAGACCTTCAAGCCCTTGGAGTTTACTGAAATCTGATAAAAACTACTAATGGCTAAAAAGAAACCACCAAAACTCTTAACGTATATTAAGAAAAAGCCACATCAAAAAGACTTTTGGTCTGGTAGTGCAACTATTGACCTAGAAGCACAAAAGAAAGCTGGTCTTACGATTGAACCCAAGAAAGGGGAACCGGGGATAAGACACTATGCATTGAAAAAAACTTTACCGCCTTTAAAGAAACCTCGTCAAGGTCAGCTATTTTCTTATGCTCTTGCCCCTTTGGAAAGCAAAGCCACTTTATCTAAAGGCAAACCAAACCCTAATAGGTCTACCAAAAAGGCCATTTGGATTGAAGGATACAAAGATATAAAGGGAGAAAAAAATGCGAAAGCTGTTAGGGCTACTCTAGATCAAATTTGGTCTGATGTCACTGGAACATATCGACCTGAAGATGTAGAAATATGGTATGGAGGGTATAAGGGTAGTGATACAGATATGGAAATTGAACTCTGGAGTGAAAAGAAAGGTATCAAAACTAGAGCAATAACGCCATTTGATAAAATTTTTAACCAATCCGGTACTCCTAAAGAGAAAGTACAAAGAAGAGGGGCGGCATTAAAAAAATTAGAAGCTCAAGGGGCAAAGGGAGGTAAAGAAGGTAGGCAACTACTTAACATGTATAATATCAATGATGTAGGAGAGATAAAGTATAACTACGCAGATACTTCTAGGTGGTGGAATAGATACAATGAATTGCAAACTCAATATGGTAAAGGTAATACTGCAAAAGTAGTACAAGCGTATTTAGATGAAGTAGAAGATATAAAACATGGTAGTACACTTAAAAATCCGAATATTACTAGCTCACTAGCGGCTCTTGAAGTATTAGAAGATAAAAATACATATTACCGCCAAGAGGCTATGGATTATAACCAAATGCTTATTGATGAAGGGCATTATGATCCATCGGGTACTCCTGAAGCTAAAGCATTTAATGCGAAACAAGCAACACAGAAATTATATGGGATCGGGGGTTACTACAAAAAACCCAAAGTAATCAAAGACTTATACAGTGAAGCCGCTAAAAATAGGATTGCAAATATTAGAGGAGATGTATCACACCCTCTAAAAACATTTGAATCAATACAAACGGATCGCCCTGATAGTCCGGGGATTGAAGAAGGTACGAAACATGTTGTTGATGAAGGAACCTTCGATATGGGGCCGAAATCATGGGTTGACAAGGGGGAAGGTGAGTTTAAATCACAAAAAGTGATTATGGGTAAGGACAAGGACGGTAAAGACATCATAGAAACATTTCATAGCAAAAGGATAGAAAAAAATAGGGTCAATAAAAGTAGCCTGTCAGTTCCTAAAGGACAAGAAATTGTTGACTTCAGCAGACGAAAGTTACCTAAGAATGCACCAGTTCAAAAAATAATTTCAGAACTAATTAATAGACAAACAGAAGATTTTGGGTATTCTGGAACTAATGTGTTTGGTGATTTTGCAGAAACCCTAGCTAAAAAAGAAGAGAAAAAACAACTTTATGAAGGTAAAGAAGGTACTCAAGGTTCGCATACTGAAGAGTTTAATGAAGGATATGAATCGGATCAAGTTAAGAATGCAATACAACAGCAAAAGACGCTTGACGCAGAAATAGAAGGATTAGATGCTATTAAACGTAGGCAACTAGCGGCTAAGAATCTTAGTAATTTCTACTCAGGAGCAAAGCGTGAATTTCAGGCGAAAACGTTACCGAAGGAGATTAAAAAGTTAGGTGATGTGGATGCACCAAAAGTAGTAACTACTCTAGGAACCTCATGGTCACGTGATCCCGATAAAAAGAGATCATCTACTACTAAGGTTATCCAAAGTGTTAAAAATTATCATCGTACACAATCTGAGATTAAAGAGTCTTTACCAAGTGAAATGGAAGAAATAAACAAGAATTTAAATAAAGATTTTAAGAAATACCCCAAAGAAAAAACAATAGCGACTACTACCAAGCCTTCTCTACCACCTAGGCATCCTGTAGACTCGTCTAAACCTTTTACAGATCATAGACCTAGAGCAAGAAACAGATATGTGAGAGTACCATATGAAGGTGAAAAAATAGTGCCACATATTGAGCCGGGAGAACGTGGTGTGATCTCTAGAGCATATGTATCTGAACCTTCATTGGCAAGTGAGAGTGATATAAGGAAAGCATTAAATGAGCAATACGGCTTACGAACAATAGCGAGCAGGACTAAAATTGATATGAGTAAACAGGCAACTACTACTGGTGTTCCTGAAGGTGAAACCATTAAAATGACTAAATCTAAGAGAACTGGAACATGGGGTACACCAAGTGAACATCGTAAGAATGCAGTAAAAGCAGTAGCAAAAAAAGCAAAAGACTTGCGTATCAAAAAACATGTTCAGAATCGTAAAATATCTGGATGGGGCAAAATAAGTAGATTAAGCGTGTTACTAGCTCCTGCTTTTGCATTAAGTTCTTTACATTCTAAAAAAGCAAAAGCATCTGTTAAGAATATTGCACAAGAAACTACTTCAGTATTAATAGGTAGTGAAAGAGTATTTAGTTCAGTAGGAAGTAAGAATAAAGGATACGTACAGAAAGTTGATTGGGGAACAAAAGGAGTTGGCGGTGGAAGACGACCAGTGAAACCAATTGAAGGTGCAGGAGGCCCAAATACTCCTTATGCTTCTATTATGAGATTCTTTTCACCATCTACAAATAATGCATGGAAAGATAGGAAAAGAACACGTAGAAATTAATGACAAACAAAGCTGAACAAGCAATTGAGATTGCAGAAAAAATAACTGATCTATATGAAACAAATCGCTTATTAGAGTATGATCCTTATGATTACCAAAAAAGGTTCCATGATGCAAAAGACATGGGGGGGCGATTAGCTAGGCAACGTCTCTTGATGGCGGCAAATAAAACAGGTAAAACTTTTTGCGGTGCTTCTGAGATGGCATATCATTTAACTGGTCGTTACCCCCAATGGTGGACAGGAGCAAAGTTTCAAAGACCAGTAACAGCATGGGCGGCAGGTAATACTACCGCAAATACTAGAGATATAGTACAAGCAGAATTACTTGGTGAACCCGGTGACGAAGAGGATTTTGGTAAAGGTGCAATACCAAAAGAATACATAGTTGGAACACCTTTAAGACAGCCCGGGGTTCCTAATGCATACCAGAGTTTACAAGTTAAACATGTATCTGGAAGGAACTCTAAACTGATCTTTAAATCCTACGAACAGGGGAAGATGCAGTGGATGGGTAAAGCTGTTGATGTAACTTGGCTTGACGAAGAGCCTCCACAAGATATATACTCACAGGCTCTTAGAGCGGCCTTAAAAAGTGGGGGGATAGTTTATATGACCTTTACCCCTGAAAGTGGCATGACGGAAGTTGTGACGCAGTTTATGACTAAACTAGGACAGTCACAGGCTTTATATCATGCAACATGGGATGATGCTGTACACTTAGATGAAGATGTTAAGAAAGAAATATTAGCCGCACTCCCTCCGCATGAGAGAGATATGCGTTCAAAGGGTATACCAGTGTTAGGGTCTGGTATGGTATTCCCTGTAAGTGAAGACGATCTTAAAATAGAACCAATCCCATTGCCCGAACATTGGCCTAAAATATGTGGCTTAGATTTTGGATGGGATCACCCTACTGCCGTAGTCTGGTTAGCATGGGATAGAGATACCGATACTGTGTATGTCTATGACTGTTATCGAAAGTCTGCTGAGACACCAGTTGTTCATAGTGCGGCAATTAGAGAAAGAGGTAAATGGATTCCTGTTGTATGGCCTCATGATGGCTCTCAACATGATAAAGGATCAGGAAGACCTTTAGCGGAACTGTATCGCAAACAAGGGTTAAACATGATCCACAAGCACTTTGAAAATCCTGATGGTGGTATTTCAGTAGAACCCGGAATAATGGATATGCTACAAAGAATGCAAACTGGAAGATTCAAAGTATTTAACTATCTTAATTTATGGTTTGAAGAATTAAGAATGTATCATAGAAAAGATGGTAAAATAGTTAAAGTTCACGATGATTTGATGAGTGCAACTAGATATGCTTCTCAGTCATTGAAATTTGCCTCTACAGGTTCTAACAAGAAAAGACCACGTAGAGCTATAAGTGACTATGATTATTATCAAAATGATAATATCGCTTATGCATAATCTTAAATAAAGGTAATATTATGAAAATATATACTGAAGTTGTCTATACTTGGGATGACGAAAAAAATGAATTAGTAAAAGAATCTGAAAAATCATTTGACTATGAAGGAGATGTAACAGAATGTGGGTTTGGAGGAAGTTTGGGAAGTGTAGTCAGAAGAGCAACAAATACAGTAACAAATGTAAAACCACCTAGTATAACAATACCAAAAGTAACATTACCAGACATACCAATGCCAAATATACCAACGCCAAATATAGTTGAGAATGTAGGAGGGATTATCGCAGATAACCCAATTACCGGGCCTAATGTAAATCTTGGTATTAAACCACCAGACGGTTCAAATCTGGCTAACACTCTTGGTACTGGTATTAATAAACTAGGGGAAGGAATAAATGCAGTTGGGGGGTTGGTTGCCGATGGAGGTAGTATTATAACGAGAAATCTCAATGAACTTGCAAAAGTAGGCAAGGAAGCACTGACAGGTCAAGGTGGCTATGCAGATGATGCTGGCCCCGGCCCGGCCGCTCCCGGCCCTACTGGTTTTGAAGCCGCTAATGCTCAAACTACGTTACTAACAGGACAACGTAAAAAAGGTCAGGGTCGTTCGGCTCATGCAGGGTCAGGTTCAGCCACAACTGTATAATAGAGTTATAATATGGCATATGATAATAATTCATTAAGCTCATTGATAGATCGGCAACATGAGAAGCTAAAAAATAACCGAAATCAATGGGAACGTCAATGGCAGGATATTGCAGAGTATGTCTTGCCACATCGTTCTGATTTTACGACTACACATTCTAAAGGTGCTGATCGGATGGATCATGCATTTGAAGGTTCGGCAATGCGTTTATTAAAGCGTTTTGCTTCTAACATTCATAATGTATTTACTCCAATGGGTGCAGAATGGTTTAAATTAACAAGTGGGAACCCTAATTTAGACGAGATTCGTAATGTTTCATTATGGCTGGAAGAAGCAACTAGGATTATTCAACATCATATATCACGACCTATATCAAACTTCCAAAGTGCTGTGTTCCAATATTATCTTGAAGCTGGAGCGTTTGGTACTGGTATTCTTTTTGTCGAAGATATGCCGGGATTTGGCCCTCGTTATCGTAATTTCCCTCTTTCGGATTGTATATTGGGTTCTGGAAGTGAAATGGAGATTGACACAGTATTTAGGAACTATAAGCAAACTGCCAAAGATATAGTACAAAGATTTAATCAAGATGGGTTGCCTCCAGAGATTCTTGAGAAGGGTTATGGTGAGAAGATGTTGGATGAATACGATGTTGTCCATGCAGTCTTGCCAACTTGGACTGTACAATCGTTTTTAGCGGAAAATAGTAATTTTAAAAAGAACTATATATCTATACATTATCTAAAAGAAAGGAAAAGCATACTATCTGTCGGAGGATATGATGAAATGCCTTATATATGTGCTAGATGGGAGCGTTCCGATAGAGAGATATATGGTAGAGGCCCAACTTGGGAGATAATGCCAGATATAAGACTTATCACAGAAGTAGATAAGAGTTATTTAAAAGCAGTTCAGAAATCGGTATCACCGCCTCTATTTGTACCTGATTCTGGACTACTCGACCCCCTAGATACAACACCTGATGCAATAAATTATTACAGCGTTGGGCTAGGGGGCAAAGATATGATATTTGAGTCTCCTACTAATGCAAGACCTGAATATGCTGAAAGATTAAGCGCAAAATGTATTACTGCAATCAGGGAAGGTTATTTCTTGGACTTATTAGAACTACCCGGCCCTGTAGCACCTGATGGCGATGTAATGCGATTCTCTGCAACAGAAGTTTCTGTACGAATGAGACAAAGAATGCCTGTACTTGGCCCTATATTGGCTAGGCAAGAAGCTGAGTTCTTAGACCCTCTTATTAGACGTACTGTGAACATACTTATGAGGTCATACTTATTGCCTGAGATGCCGGAAGAAATGCAGGATTTTAGGATTGAATACTTGAATCCTGTATCAATTTCAATGAGATCAGGTGAAATAAGTTCTATGAACCAGTTGTTTGAAATGATTATGCCACTTGCACAAATTGATCAAACAATACCAATGTACTTTGATACACATCAAATCTTGCAAAATACTGCACAAGTATTACAAGTTCCTGTTTCAAATATTAGATCAAAAGAAGAAGTAGAAGCAATGGTGGCAGAACAACAACGACAACAACAAGAACAGGCACAAATGCAACAAGCTCAAGTTGCCGCTGATGTAAATCAAAAAACTGCACAAGCTGAAAGTATTAGAGGTTAATAATGGGAGAACCACGACATAGTGCCGCATATTATGCCGCAGTTACAAAAGACGGTAAACCAGCGCATTATAATCGTAAAAATTGGGAAGATAGAGAAACTTTTGTAAATGTAACTCGTGCAAATGTATTAAGAAAAAATATTTTAAGAAACAAAGGTTGGATTAAAAGTGCTTATACGAATCAAAAAAGTCTCCAATCACGTAAATTCCATGCAGATCATGGCACTGCTATAAAAGAAGCATGGCAATCAGGAGGATATAAGTGGACACCTGAGAAGAAAAAAAAGTTCGCACATGATGTTAGTAATATTGTAATGGCTGAAGCTAAAGTTAATAAGGATAAAGGTTATAAAGGGCCGAACAAGTGGTTGCCACCAAAGAATATTTCCCAGTATCTCTTAAAAAGAGAAGCCACTAAAATGAAATATAATCTAACATCTAATAAAGAAGAAGCCGCTGTGTTTCAGAAACATATAGGACGAATGCCTAATGTAAAAATAAGCCCAAAAGTAGAAAAAACTAAGTATTGTGCTTCCTGTCATATTAATCATGCTACCGGAAAACATAAATAATGGAATGGTTTGACCGTGAAGCACAAACAAGGAAGGCTTTTAAAGAATGTTTTGAAACTGAACAAGGGAAAGAAGTTTTAAACAAATTGATTAAAGATCATTTTGTTTTTAAGACTACACCAACTCCTGATCCGTACTTATCTGCATGGCAAGAAGGTCAACGTAGTGTTGTACTCAAGATTATGGAATTGGTGGACACTGATCTTAGGGTGCTTCGTACACGCTATGATCAACAAGAACTTGCCAGATTAAAACGGCAGGATAACATTTAATAATAAATAAATATGTCAGAAGAAGCAGTAGCCCCTGAAGATTCAGGACAAGTCACTAGCGACGTAGCACCAATTGGTTTTAATGTGGCAGAAATGCCAGCAGGATTGAGAGATGAACCGAGTTTAGCAACTTTTGATTCTGTAGATAAACTTGCAAAATCATATGTTAATGCTGTAAAAATGATAGGGGGAAACCCTGATCAAATGGTGGCGATACCTCAAGAAGGTGAGGATTGGAATGGTTTTTATAATAAAATGGGACGACCTGAACAAGCCAAAGATTACCAGTTTAACGATGAAAATGGAGAATTAGATGGGTTTCGTGAATTTGCTCACGATACTGGTCTAACCCAAGCGCAAGCAGAAAATATACTCAATCTATATGCTGATAGTCAAGAACAAGAAGAAGCAGAAAATGTTCAGCTTCAAAAAGATCAAGAAGTAAATACTACCATCCAACTCCAACGAGAATGGGGTAAGAATTATGATGGTAAATTAGATTATGCAAAAAGGGCATTTGCTCAATTTGCATCACCAGAATTAAGTCAACTTATGGATGAATCTGGCTTGGGTAATCACCCTGAAGTGCTCCGAGCCTTTTCTAAAGTTGGTGAACTTTTGGGAGAAGATTCCTTAGTTGTAGGGACAGGACTTGGTTCAAGCCAGCTCTCTCCACAACAAGCACAAGAAGAAATTCAGGCTCTTTATCGTGACAAGGATTTTTCAACCTCGTATCGTGATAATCGTGATCCGGGTCATAGTGCGGCTATGAAAAAAATGGATAAGTTGTATCAAACAGCGTATCCGGGTCAACAAAGACGAAGATAAGACTGAATAAAAGAACAAGTAGATAGATAACCATTTGGCCTATTGAAAGTTATTTTGAGACCCTTTGTGGATAATCTCTAGGTTATAGTAATTTTTACTTATACACATAAGTGTATGAGATTTCTATAAAAGGTTTAACTATGGCTAATTTTTATGACATTGAAACGTCGTATATACATCGCTATTCCGCTGATGTATTACATGCGCTTCAACAAAAAACAACACGGTTAC